ATTTGGCAGCTCTGTAATGGCCCGGGGTAGAAAAACTATCCCGGGCTTATTACATTGGAGGTGTAGTTATGACCATAGCTGAAAAACTTTATAGGAGTGACCCGGACACATTATTTGAGATAATTGTCCGCTATCGGCTGGAGAAGCTGGCCAGGCTATACTTCCCTGACGTCCTCGTGTCTGCTCAATATGCCAAGGAAGATGACAGCACGCATGAGTATGAAAAGCTTATGAAGCCAAGCAGCTATACCGGAAGAGTGGAAAGACGCAAAGGCGCAATGACTCAACCCCATAGGCCTGTAATTAAATAAAAGCCATGCATTTTTGGAAATGCTGGTAGAAAAAGGTACTGGGAAAGGGAAAAATTTCTTTGCGGGCTCGCCGACCCCAGTTCTCGCGTAATTTGTGAAAAAATTTTTTGAGGAACTTTAATTGAAAAAGGTGATAACATGGTTGCCAATGATTTAATAGGGCTACGATTTGGGCGTCTTGTTGTCAAAAAGCGAGACGGTAAAGATAAATTTGGATATGTCACATGGTTATGCAAATGCGATTGTGGAAATGAGACCGTTGTTCGTGGAAGTTTTCTAAAAAGCGGTACAACTCAAAGCTGTGGTTGTCTAAAAAAAGAAAATGCTTTAACGCATGGAGGTTCACAAACACGTCTTTATCGCATTTGGCATGGAATAATTCGAAGGACTGAAGATAGTAAGCGTAAAGAATATGCAAATTACGGTGGACGCGGCATCCGTATGTGCCAGGAATGGAGAAATGACTTTGCGGCATTTAGAGAATGGGCACTTAATAATGGATATTCGGATGACTTGTCTATCGATAGAATAGATAACAACGGAGACTATACTCCATCAAATTGTAGATGGGTAAGCAAATATGAGCAAGCCAATAACCGAACGGATACCCGATATCTAACTTTGAATGGTATAACAAAGTCAGTTCGAGAATGGGCAGATGAAACAGGTATACCCTATGCAAGACTTAAAAAACGCATGAGACTTGGCTGGCCAGATGAAAAAGTTCTCTGTACGAAATAGCCTTTACGATGATGGAAAGGAGTGGAGCCAATGGCAGCGCAAAAAAAGAAGCCAGAGGCGGTTATTGAAGACGGCGCTGTCTATGTGCTGCGCGCCGGAACACCAATATTCGTAAAAACTGCGGACATTTGTGCAATGACGGGCAAAAGCAATCAATGGATCGGCCAATTGGTCAGCCAGGGAACGCTTAACAAGAAAAGCACTCCCCACGGCTCATTATTTGACCTTTTAGCAACCATGAGAGCTTATACCGCAATGCTGGAAGAGCGCCTGAACACAGCAGAGGAGAAAAAAGCCGACAACGCTGCAGAGAAAGAGAAGCAGGAAGCTGAAATCAGCATTAAAAAGGCCAAGGCCATTATTACGGTGCTGGAAGCGAAAGAGCTTCAGGGCAAAATGCACCGGTCCGAAGATGTGGCAGCTATGACCGAGGATTTAATATACAATATCCGGAGCATGCTGTTGGCCCTGCCCGGCAGGCTTGCAGTTGATGTTGCATCAACACAGGATCCTGCCGAAGCAGCAGAGATAATACGCCGGGAAGTCTATAAAGTCATGGAGGAGCTCTCAAATTACAAATATGACCCGAAAAAGTATGAAGAAAGAGTCCGGGAACGCAGGAGCTGGGACGTAGAAAGCGGCGATATCCATGACGACGAAGAGTGATGCGAAACGATTGAACGCTACAATTGCAAAAGCCATTGCAGCAATGAAGCCTCCTGAAAACCTGACCGTTACGGAATGGGCTGACAAAAAACGCCGTCTCTCTCCTGAAAGCAGTGCTGAACCAGGACCCTGGCGGACATATAGGACTCCCTATCTCAAAGAGCCAATGGATGCTTTTACGGATCCGAAGGTCAAGCGCATTGTTATGGTTGCAGCTTCTCAGGTTGGTAAGTCCGAGCTGCTCAATAACATTATCGGGTATATCATTGATGAGGATCCAGGTTCCATCCTCTTTATCCACCCGACTACCATTGATGCTAAAGATTATTCAAAGCTCCGTATCGCTCCCATGATCCGGGACTGCCCGTCACTCAGGAAAAAGGTTGCGGAGCCGAAAAGCCGGGACAGCGGAAACACGATTCTGCAGAAAACATATCCGGGCGGAATATTAACTTTATGCGGTTCAACTGAAGCACATTCCCTGGCGTCGAAGCCAATACGATACATACTCGGTGACGAACGTGACAGATGGGCTACATCGGCCGGCAATGAAGGTGACCCCTGGGAACTTGCCAGGGCCAGGCAAATAACTTTCTATAATGCTAAGGCTGTTGAAGTGTCCACGCCCACAATCAAAAATGCGAGTAACATTGAAGCGGCATATGCTACCGGCACTATGGAGCGCTGGTGCGTGGCCTGCCCTCACTGCGGTGAGTACAATAACATCACTTTTTCTGATATTCGCTACGATTACGAAGAGAAAATTGTGGCCGGAAAAAAGACATATTCGGTAAGCAATATCAGGTATATTTGCCCCAGTTGTGGTGCGATTTCCACAGAAAAACAGGTAAAAAGCCAGCCGGCCAAATGGATAGCGGAGAATCCTGACGCATACCACCTCAATGGCTGTCGTTCGTTTTGGCTGAATGCTTTCGTGAGCCCTTGGGCTTCATGGCAATCTACCATCCTGGAATATCTGAATGCTTTGGGTAGCAGCAAAAAACTGCAGGTTGTATATAACACCCGCTTCGGTGAGCTGTGGGAAGACCGCGGCGATCTGGAAGATGAAGATAGTATTATGGCAAGACGTGAGCAGTATGAAGCTGAGCTGCCGGACGGTGTTCTTGTCTTAACCTGTGGTGTTGATACCCAGGACGACAGGCTTGAATTTGAAGTGGTTGGTTTCGGCCACTTCGGTGAGAGCTGGGGCATTAAAAAAGGCATCATCATGGGACGGCCAGATAATCCGGATGTATGGAAGCAGCTCGATGACATCATAGATAAAGTCTATTATTTCAAAAACGGTGTAGGCCTGCGCATATCAATGACCTTTGTTGATGAAGGCGGACACTTTACTCAGGAAGTCAGATACCATTGCCGGGAGCGGTTAAGCAAAAAGGTGTTTGCTGTCAAAGGCCGCGGCGGTGACGGAATCCCTTATACCTCCCCGCCTAAAAAACAGAAAATCATCATCAAAGGGAAAAGTCTCGGTACCTGTTGGCAATACACTATCGGCGTTGACGCCGGCAAACAGATTATCATGGATAACCTCAAGGTGCAAACACCAGGACCGAAGTATTGCCATTTCCCCAAACGCGACGATTATGGCCCGGCATATTTTAAAGGGCTGTTATCCGAGCGGTTAGTATATAAACCTGAGCGGAAAAATCCGTGGGTATGGGAAAAGATACCCGGCCATGAACGGAATGAAGCATTAGACTGTAGAAACTATGCACTTGCAGCGTTCAAGGCCTTGCCTATTGATTTGGATGCAATAGACAAACGGATAAAGGAAGCAAAAGACAATAAACCGATATCGGAGCCGCGTAAACAACCTGTGAAGCAAAAGAAAAAAACCAGCAGCGCGTTGAACAAGTTTTTTAACGATTGGTAAGGAGGGTTCCTTAAATGGCTGATATGACTGAAATAAAGGCAAGGCTTCAATTTTGGAAGGATGCACTTGCCAAACTGAGAGCTGCTTATCTCGCTCTTGTTGAAGGGGGCGTTCAAAGCTATACGATAGATGACCGCTCTCTTACCCGGTTTGATTTGCCGAAACTCAAGGCAGAAATCGAGGAAGCTGAGCGGAAAGTCGATGAATACACCGCAATATTACGCGGCCGAAAGCCGAGGAAGGCTTTTGGTATAGTTCCGCGTGACTGGTAATGGGTATAAGTCCGAAAGGACTTTGCTAACGGAATGTCCGGCGGAGTTTGCTCCTTTCGCCACTGGACATTCCGTTTATTTTGTAAAGATTGGAGGCGATAAATTGAGCAATAAACATATAAGCCGACGCAGCGGACGACCACAGGCAAAAGGCTATAGTGAAGCTGGGGCAAGTTATTATAAAAGAGCTCTCAAAGCATTTACGGCTCAAAGCGGAAGTCCGCGAGAGGATATCGACTGGAATAATGCTACACTCCGGCAGCGTGGCCGCATACTTTACATGGCATCCCCTGTTGCAGCTTCGGCCATAAAGACAAACCGCACCAGTATAATCGGGATGGGATTGCAATTCAGATCCAGGATTGACCGTGATATTTTAGGCTTGAAACCGGAAGCGGCAAAGGAATGGCAGTGCAGGACCGAAGCTGAGTTT